TCAGAAGCCGATGGACTGAAAGTATATCTGTGCATGGCACACCACAAGGACGGCCCGGAAGCAGTTCACAACAATAGGATGACACGGGAGATCCTGTGCAGGCTGGCACAGAAAGAATATGAGCAGACCCATACAAGAGCAGAATGGGAAGCAAGGTATAAGAAAAATTATTTATAAAGTTACCTCTGCCGAAAGGCGTGGTTATAAAGTATGTCACGATACGAAACCCGTAAATCATGGATTCCTCCCTGCCTGAGAGCAGGGAGAGAAAGGAGAAGAAGGTGGATGCGGTAGATTGCCGGAAAGAAGTAGTCAATAAAATACTGCTATGGGCGGCGGCCAAGGGAATCGATATAGAAGAGTGCAGATATGATATTGATCTGATACTGAACGGTGTGGAGATCATAAAGCGGTGTACAGAGATTGCACCGGTACAAGTTGATAGAAATGAGATGCTGTTAAAAAGATTCCTTGTAGCCAAGCAGGTGAAAGGATGCACAAAGCGAACATTGCAATTTTACGCAGTGAGTATTAAAAGTATGCTGGAAAGAATGGAAAAGACTGTGGATGACATTACAGCAGATGATATCCGGTATTACATGGCAGTCAGACTGAGAAGAGATAAGGTGTCAAAGACGACGATAGGAAATGAAATCCGAAACCTGGGAAGCTTTTTTGGATGGCTTTACATGGAGGAAGAGATTCGGAAAAATCCAATGTTGAAAATAGACCGGATAAAGCAAAGGAAGACAAAGAAAGAGGCTTTAACAGAGCTGGAAATAGAAAAATTACGTGCGGCAGCAGACGGAGAACGGGAAAAGATGCTCATAGAGCTTCTACTCTCCACAGGATGCCGGGTGAGTGAAGTAGCACAGATCCTTGTTGCGGATATAGATGGAGACAGAATCCTGGTACATGGAAAAGGCGAAAAAGACAGGTATGTATATTTAAATGCAAAAGCAAAATTCACATTAGAAAAATATTTAGAAGAAAGAAGAGACAGTAATCCGTATTTACTTCCGCACGGAGCTGATGTTGACTCTCTCGTAAGG